AAAGCATTAAATTATAGTTGGGCTTCAATTAGTCCCCAGATATTATATCTGTTTAATATCAATTCACGGGCTTTTCCTAACGCAACTATATTTTTTTCGCTTAATGGTCTGCTTATTAGTTCTTTAATTTTTTCAATACTATCTGGTTGTGTTATATCTACTGCATAATAACTATCTTCTGGAAAATAGTCTGATATGTTGGGACAACCATAATAAATAGGCATCGTCCAACACAATACAGCATCAGTAAATTTCTCCGAGAAATAATTTTTTCTACAACAATTCTCTATACAGAGAGAATACCTATAATCTATAAGTCCTGTATATTTTGTAACAGTAGTAATATTAGATGTTTTTTTATGATAACCATCTAATTCTCCTTTATACGCAGCACCAAGTTCATTTTTCCAGCCAGCACCATATATATCACACAGTTCAGGATACTGCTTTGATAGATTTAATAGAAACTCACGGCGTATTTTATATCCTACGCCCGAACTTTTATTCGAAATTATAGCCGAAAATTTCTTATCGTGTTCTTTATACTCGAGGTTGGATAAAAAATCATAATTTTTATCAATAAACTGTGGATTTGTAACAGCATGGATAATGTTATCGTATGTAAAACCAGTTGGTAAATTAAATTTCTCCCAATTCTTTTGAACTAATGGCTCACGTGGTAAGCAAATATACTTCTTTTTACTTAATAAATTCAAATCAAAATTATTTGGTATGCCTTCAATAAAAATTATTACATCAGCAAGTTTAATATCTATTACACCAGTCAAATTATTCCACACTCCTGTATTATTTTTAGTCATCAAACTATATCTATCTAATAATTCCTTGCTACTACTTCCCCAATTACAATAAAAAATAATATTCGTCATAATAATTTAATTAAGATTTTATATTTAGATTTAAAACTAAAATGTTTATAAAATTATTATGAAGATAAAAGTTAATCAATCCGAATTGATATGTAATCTGAAATATATTAAGTGTTGCGACTACGTACATTCATATACAGAATGGATTGATAACGGAACCGAGATGAAACTATTTGAAGATAATAGTATTTTTGATAAAATCAAACTTGATGAGAGAAAGTGTATTTCGGTATATGTAAAACACGGTCATCCCCTACGTGATTTTTTTAAGTTAATTGAAGGGATTGATAAAAAAATTATTTTGATTACTGGTTCATCTGATTTCTCTGTAACAAAAAAAATATATGAATTCAAGCCAAATAATATTATTAAGTGGTATGCCGAGAATGTAGATTTTGAATGTGATAATTTAATAGCACTACCAGCAGGTAGTTTATCTGCGACGTGGCTGGGTAATAGCAAAGAAGACAGCGAACTCTATAATCACGCAAACTTTAAATTAGTTGAAACTGATAATATAGAGCCAAAAATCAAAAATTTAGCGTTTATGTGTTTCAATATAAATACGAATTTGGAACATCGAACGGAAGTTTATAACCATTTTGATAATAAAATGTGGGTTACCAATCTATCAGAAATGAAGACGGGCGAACGTCTTGATGACGACCTGTTTATGGAAAATGTCTTTAATCACAATTTCGTTATATCGCCGTATGGTAATGGGATTGATTGCGGGCGAACGTGGATGACAATACAACTTGGAAGTATTCCTGTAATGCAATACCATTATTGTTTTAAAGAATGGGCTAAAAAATTGCCTATTGTTCTATATGATAACATCAATGATGTTACTGAAGAATATTTATTAAATAAATTAAAAGAATTTAAAAACAAAGATTATAATTATGAATTATTAAAAATTAGTTATTGGAAAAATAAATTTGAATCGGATAAAATTTATTATTCAGTATAATATTTAGATTTTTAGGTTGCTTATCAACTGTAAATCAGCAAGATCTTTTTTTTCTTTCCTATTTTGCTTCATTTTTTTAACTACGTCTATTGAGGCAAATTTTAAACCGTTGAAATAGAAATGGTTATCTGGGTCATATACAATATCGTCTTTCGCAATACCGTAATGTGTAAGCCATTCGCCGCTATGTAGTCCAAACCCATCAAGTTTATCATCGTCCTTGTGTAAATAGTCAATATCGTTCGCCTTCCTTAATCCATACATTTCTAAAATCAAACTGGACGTCAGGCAATAGTCCTCTGTTATGTCCTGTTTGAAATATAATTGTAAGAGTTTTTTTGTCTCGTCGCTGATGTCGTTAGTACCATTATTTAAAAAATGGATTGAATTTTTATTCAATAAAGCACTGCTAATTCTAAAAGTATCACTGGTATAGTCGCTCATATGTAATGAATGCTTTCCCAGATTATACATTCCACGACACTTTTCCTTCAATTCAATGCATTTATTAACATCATTCATACAGATACTAATATATAACACAGGATTTACCGGATTATTAATAACACATCTTGATGCTTTACCACCTGGCGACCAACCCTTTGGAAATAAGCCACCTATCCAATCTTCGCCACGATACTGTTCTTTTATCAAATTATTTACTCCCTTTGTCGTAAGCATTACGAATTTATGATAGTAAATATAACCATAACTGTTTATGATTTCTATTATCTTCTTGATAATATCCATATTGTAAGCCGATGGGTAAATAATCATTGTCCTGACCGATGGATTATGTTTTATATATTCTAGAGCCATTGCGTCGGCGTAGTGTTGTTCTAATTTCGGCTTACTCTCTCTGTTTAAAAAAAAGTTATAATTATACCCTGTATTACCAGTCTCATTCATAGATACAGTTTTTGGTATCACATCATAATAATATGAAGTGACTAATCTATGTGCTCCATTAATTATAACACCGTTGTTTCCAATTGGAACGGGAAATCTCTCATCGTATCCATTGTGTTTTATATTTTCAATCAATTTATTAAATGTATCCATGAATATGGTAATATTTGTTTTGGCGATTGATTGTTCTCCGATTGTAGTATCAGGCAATTCCATACAACCATTAAATGTAATTAAATGCTTATGATAAAGGTGTTTAAAAAAGTTTGTTTGTAGATTTTTATCCTTTGATTTTACGTATAGGTATTTAGCCATTAAATCGAATCTGCTTGGGGGCAACGACATTATAATCATTTACTTATTTTATTTTTAAATGATTAAAACTTTATTTATTTACTTTTTCATATGAGCCTCAATTAATAATTTATGAGTTGTCGCCAACTTCTGCGTTTGTTCCCGTAATGCTGTTGTATTCATAGAAAACCGCATATTATTTCCGCCGCCTGTAAAATTTGGGTTATTATCAATATCATATCTGGGCTGTCCGCCATTATTTTCAGCAATATGGTTATTAAGTGGAAATAGAAATTTGGGATAATAAACCATATTGTACCAATCATCGCAGCACCAGTTCTTTATTTCTGCTGGAAAAAACCAACCAAAAATTTCCATATGCTTTCTACTAACAAATGCCTGGGTTAGAATGCGATTATTGTTGTTTTTTGGACCAGTTATACCTATATTATCGTGCTCCTGTAGCACACGAATACTCTCATTTACCCAACCCTTTGTTTTAAATTCAATATCATCACCACATTGATAAAAATAATCACAACCAGCAGCATAAGCATCGTCAAATAGTTTATTCCACATTATCGTGACGTGACCCTTCGCAATATTTTCCATCGTAATGAATTTGAACTCAATATTTTTATATACCTTTGAAAATCGTGTAATCTCTCTCTGTTGGGTTACATTATCAAATAATCTATCTCCTTTATCAATACCAATATAAAAAACATAACTGTGTTCTTTATCGTGTGTAAGTAAGAAAGTTTTCAGGGTTAAATTATATAGATACGTATCATTCATCATACACCAAGTATCCCTATTCTTGCTCGTTGCTAAAATCAAGGCAGCCACCTTATGAACCATAGCGTAATTATATTAGATAGTAGATTGTATTTAATTACTAATACAATCTATTATAATTATTTAGTCATTGTAATGAATTTCCAACAATATATATATATCATAATTATCCATATGATTAAATCATTATTTAAATTTTAAATAATAATTTCATTAAATATTGGTCGTTATAACCATCATTTTACTTCGCCCATAAAAACATTAACATGTTTCTTTTCTAAAAAAATATTAAACAAGAATAGTGCTATAAACCATACCATAAACGGTACATAATAATGTGGAGATATATCAAAGAACTTTCCTATCAATCCTAATAAAGAAGTTACAAAAATTATACCTGATATTGAGATGAATAAATTATTCATATTTGTATATTATACTATTATAAATTATAATTAATCATAGTTCTATTTATTTTGTTTTATTGATAGTGATGGTGTTTCTTTTATCGGTCGGTTTTCAAGTATATAATTACCTACATCTTGAATATCTATTTCTGGATTTTTTTTGAAATAACTGTCCAGCATCGTCAATAAATAATCTTTGTTTATCGGTGCTTTTACCTTCGTTGTTTTATAAACCAACTTACCATTATTAATATCTATACCATCAATCTCGTTACTTTCCATTATATTTATCAAAGACGCAGATAAAGTTTTCTTCTTTGTCCGTAAATCCTTTACTGTCTTTTGTAGTTCATTCATTTTATTTGTTATTTGAATCCACTCTTTTATATTGTTTATTAATACCTCTTTTGAATCCGCCATTACTAATTTATATACTAATTAGTTTATATATTACTTTTATATGTTATTTATTTATTTACCCAGTCTTTATTTGATTTATTCACAATAATTCTATTAACTAACTCCTCCTTCTTCCCGCCAACTTTACAATTATTTAACTTTAATAATGCTTTCAGTTCATTTATTTTGAGTTTATTATACATAGCAATTGTTGTGCTCGGTTCATTCGCCAAAATTTCACTCTCTTTTTTTGTTGCCTTAATGTGTTTATTACAAAATAAACCGTCTGGTGTTATACACGCTGAACCACTGCATTTTTTACCGTCTTTTACATTTATATGTTGGCATTCGTGAAACTTCATAGAGTGCTCCTCGGGATAAGTGACACCTCGCACAGACTTAACCGAATAATATTTATAACACGGCAAGAGCACTTCGCCGACATTTCTACAATATGGACACTTTATCTGGTTAATCTTCAATACTGAGTTATCTTGTAATTTTTTTGTTTTTTGATATACTACCTCATTATAGAGTGGGAGGTAATTAAATTCGTGATTACATCGCAGTTTTATGGAATTGACCTCCAAATTTTCGTTAGTAATTAGACAGACCTTTTGTTCTGGTGATACCGTTTCACATACTACAGCATCATCGTCTTCCTCCATCAATTGTTTAAATAATATACTGTTACATTTAGTAACTTCGTCCATTAAATATATACCCCAATTATCTTTTATATTATTTACATTTGGTATTTTTAGTATAATTTATATATATAATTATACTATTAAAATGGCGTTTGATAAAAGCGTGTGGGGTAATGCGACCTGGTACCTATTTCATAGTTTGGCTCATAATATTAAAGAAACCGAGTTTTCATCGATCAAACCTGACCTCATTTATGTAATCAAAACAGTATCAGGTAATTTACCTTGTCCTGAATGTTCCAGTGATGCTATTATAAAACTGGAAAAAGTTAATTTTGATAATATAAAAACCAAACAAGAATTCAAATTATTATTATTTAATTTTCATAATCAGGTCAATGCTAAACTCGGCAAACCTGGTTATCTACTCACCGAACTTGATGAAAAATATTCCAAAGCGAATATCAACGCAATATACAATAACTTCTTCAAAATATATTCATCCAATGTTAATATCCCCCAATTAATGAGTGCTTCTTTTCACCGACGCAACAATCTACCGAAAATCAGAGCTGCTTTAGATAAAATTATCGCAAGTTTTTGATTAATTTACACATAAAAAATATTATCACAATTAATATTTTTTATACCAAAAAAGAGAGCCATATCATCAATTTACCATACTGGTCTCTCACCACGCTTGTATGTTACGCATTTGAATTTTTGGTCGGTGGGTTTTTTACACCCTTGAGCGTTGCTTTTTATCTCCGAAAAATACGCTAAATCTTTATGACCGCTACTTACTAATAATCCGTAATACATTATACCAAACGCAATGCCTAATATACCACCTAACACTATACTACCTACCGAACCACATTTATTCGAATATTCTACCATAGAATTTGAACCAAACATAGCCAATAAAAATACTAATAGTGGGTGATTTACATCATTATTTATGTACATGGGGAAAATCAAGTACGAAGAAATATAACCCAGTAGTGCTGGACTTAATATCGGCGAACTAAATACGGTTCTTTCGCCTGCGATGTTCCCTCTTACTGTAAAGGGCATAGGTAAAATATTACACAGTGGGCTCGCTAAAGCACTCTGTTTTTCTTGTAAAATTGTTTTCAGTAAATATACTAAAAAAGATACTATGGCTAAACCCACTAAAAATAGTAATCCCTTTACTATGGTATTATTTACGATAGACAACATTACCATAAAAAAAGTCAAAAAAAATGGAGACATTAATGTTGTGTATGTAAATAAATTAGTCAAGGTAAATGTTATTGCTGCCGCTTTTCTCGTTGGTCTGATACTATCAGGTGTGTCTGGCATATTTTATTTATTATAATAAATAAATATTATAAAATTGATTAAAGATTACAGTAATATCATATTATTACATTCAAGAAAAACTAATGGGTATTCCTTATTATTTCGCTAACCTTATTAGAACTCATAAAAAAATCGTTATTGATTTGTCGTCCATCGGTAATATCCAAAATCTATATCTCGACAGCAATTCTATTATCTACGATGCTATTGACTTCTCTCTATTTCAAAACAAAACCCAATTTGAAAATCATATTATTCAAACTGTAATTGATAAAATTGAACTTATAATCGCAACCATCAAGCCTACTAAAAATATTATTCTCGCTTTTGATGGTGTTCCTCCGTTCGCCAAATTAAACCAGCAGAAGAATCGGCGATACAAAACTTCATACCAATCCACACTATTCAGCAAAAATGTTCCATGGGACACTACGGCTATTACGCCTGGAACTGAATTTATGGATAAATTAAATGATACTCTTAAAAATCATTTCGGTGATAAATACAAATCTAATAACCTTATCTTATCTCTTACAGACATTCCTGGTGAAGGCGAACATAAATTATTTGAATTCGTTAGAAATAACAACCACAAAGACGATAACACAGTCATTTATGGTATGGATTCAGACCTTATTATGTTGTCGCTTAATCATAAAAAATATACCAATTCTATCTACCTTTACCGTGAAACACCGCATTTCATCTCGTCGCTTGATTCTACTCTTGACCCAGCGAAAGAGTATTTTATTGATATTAATCATCTGGCAGACCAAATCTATTATTTACTTACCGACAAAACATTTGACGCCGAGAAACAAAGTATTGAAGCATATTATAATAAGATTTCGGATTATATTCTTATTTGCTTCTTGCTCGGCAACGACTTTAACGAGCATTTTCCAGCCATTAATCTTCGTAATAATGGTATTACTATTCTCCTTGATTTATACAGGGAGATTTTCGGTGTATCTCAAAATATTATCAAGGACGGCGAAATCAATTGGGTTAATTTCAAGAAATATATATTCAAATTAGCCAACAACGAGCATCAATTTATTAAAGAAAATTACAAAATTAGAGATAGACTATCCAAGAAATTCTATCCGGAAACTACCGATGAAGAAAAGGAATTAAAATTCAATACCACACCTTCTTGGGAAAGAAATATCGAGCAGTTTATTAACCCGCACGAAAAACACTGGCAGTATCGTTATTATCATTCACTATTCCATATTGATATTGATACTGATACTAACGCAGTAGCCTCGGTATGTAATAATTATCTACAGACACTACAATGGACGTTCTATTATTATTCTCGTGATTGTGTTAGTTGGAAACATTCATACCAATACCATTATCCTCCTCTTCTTGAGGACCTTTATAAAAATATTCCATACTTCAATAGTGAATTAGTTATTCCAGTAGATAAAAGTATTATCCATCCACATCTGCTGCTTGCCTATGTATTACCCCGAAACAGTCTTAATCTAATTCCAAATACTAAAATCAGTAGTTTCCTGATTAAAAATTACCCCGACCATTATAAAGAGGATTTTAAATTTCAATATGCCTTCTGTAGATATTTTTGGGAAGGACATGTAATGTTTCCTGAAATTGATTTCCAACAATTCTCAAACGATATTAACAAGTTAATCTAATTCAATATTCTTATCTTATCTATAATCTTACAGATAATATAAAATAAAATAATTAACTACCATATACAACGCACCTATCAAAAAAAGCCTTGATTTGTGCTTTATCCCCACCTAATACACTATCGTCGGGCGTGTACCAAATATCTTTTTTACCGCCCTTGTAAGCTAAAATCGCAGGGATTCCATTTACCATCCTCTTGCTCTTGAGTTTCGCATATAACTCGATTGACTCATCAATGTCAATCTCCTGATATTTAATGGAAGCGGGTAAAGTTGCGACTAACTCCCCGACTAAACTTTTGATTCCCTGGCAAGGACCACACCACTCGGCGGTAAATTTAATAACAAGCATTTCCTTCTCGCCTAATTCATTCTGCAGTTTGAATAAATCTTGCTCAGACATCATATCGTCCATTATTATATTATAATTAATTATTTTTAAATCCATTATCTAACTTATTAACCGCTCATTTTTATACACAAACTTATTATTGAAGAGTTAATTGAGTGTTTAACTATTCTCTCCCTTATCTAATCCATTTACTAAATATTTCGTATATATAAAAAAAATAGATGGACCTATCATATAATATCTAATTTGTGTTTTTATCATCAAGTTTATCGGGTTCTTCAGAATCAGAACTATCCTTATTTACTTCACATAGCGAGAGTTCAAATGTTATACATGACATACACGGCACACACCTCCTACGCTTTCTGATACCTTTTACAAAAGTAATCCGTTTCATTTTTATAACTTGTTCTATAATTTATATTTCTATATTATATAATTCTATTGATTATTCAATTTTTTTTGTAAAAGTGAAAAACAAGATTATTTTCCATTTCAAAATTTTTAATGCTTTATCGCTCTCCATCTATTTTTCTAATGGTTTTTTTAGCAACCCTTAAATATGTAAAATACCGTTTAAGAGCATTATGCTCTCATTAATTATTTTAATTATTAAAGTGTAAAAAAATGAAAATTTGATAAAGTAAAAATTTTTTTGAAAATGGACAAATATAAATGTCCAAATATAATATACAAAATACCTTTACGAAATATCGTTCCAAAAGGTGTTTTTTCATCATTTATTATCTTTAAGGTAATAAAATATTACAAAACCGTGTAAATTATTTGTGATGCTAAAAAAAAAGTAAAAATTTTGCTCGTTTTCCATAGTATAAAATACTATATCATACTATAAAAAAAGGAGCAAAAACGAGCAAAACGAGCAGCCATAAAACGCATATATGTAATATGCTGTGATTTAAATAATTTATTAAATCTAATTCAAACCATAATTTAAATAATCGTCAAAATACTATAAAATACTATAAAATACTATGTAAAACGAGCAAAACGAGCAAAACAATATGTTAAATTTGCTACTTTTCAACCATTGATTAAATTAATCAATAATAATCAATAATAATCAATAATAATCAATAATAATCAATAATAATCAACGGTTGAAAAGTAGCAAAACATCAGTTTATTTTCAAATTGTATTACTATTTTGAAATATTGAAAGTAGCAAAAATAGCAAAAGTAGCAAAAGTAGCAAAAGTAGCAAAAGTAGCAAAATAGCAAAATAGCAAAAATATTATATAAGCATGACCGATATTAATTATACTATGTAAAACGAGCAAAATATTATATTTGATTTACATCTCAATTATTGTTGCGAATCAAATAAAAATCAAACCATAAAAGATAATATTAAATAACATATTACAAAAAACTATATAGAATTATTTTATAATCCTATATTATACTATGATAAACGAGCAAAACGAGCAAAAAGAGCAGCCTGCTTTTTTTTGTGAATGTTGTGTCTATAAATGTAGCAAAAAATCAAACTTTAATCGTCATTTAGAAACAGCAAAACATAAAAAATTGGAGAATACTATGAATTCCAATAAAAACGAGCCAGAAACAGAAATAGTTGAAATATATAGTAATAATTTCTCGTGTCCATGTGGTAAGGTATATAAACATACATCCAGTTTATGGACGCACAAAAAAACTTGTGTATTTATAGATGAAACGCAAATAGTAAATATTACACCTGATATAGTAGCCGCCGAGAAAACCGATGTATCTGGTTCGGGTGATTATAAAGATATTATTATGACGCTTGTAAATGAGAATAAAGAAATGCGAAATATGATGATGGAACAACAAAAAACGATAGGTGAATTAATACCTATAGTAGGCAATAATAACAACAATACAAATAATAATACGATTAATCAAAAATTCAATATTAATGTATTTTTGAATGAACAGTGTAAAGGTGCGATAAATATGAGTGATTTCATAAAATCTATTGAAGTATCGTTAGAACAATTAGATTTCACAAAGACAAACGGATTAGAAAAAGGAATTAGTAATGTAATAATGGAAAATATGAATAAGTTAAGTTTATACGAACGACCAATACATTGTACTGATGCTAAAAGGGAAACATTATACATAAAAGATAATAATATATGGGAGAAAGATACTGATAAATCCAAAATAAAACAGGCGATTAAGAAAACATCAAATAAGAATTATGTAGCCTTAACAAATTGGACGAAAGCGAACCCAAATTTTATGAAAGATGATAATAAACAGATGTTTTATGCGAAGGCTATATCAAGTGTTGGTAAGCCAATAGATGGAGTAGATGATAAGATAGTAAAGAATTTATGTAATAGCACAAAACTGAAGGAAATAAAAGACTGAAATGATGAATAAATATTTATAATAAATTATAACGCAAATATTTATTTTTAATTTTTCTTATTAGTTTTAGTTTTTTTTACTTGTTTAGCGTGGTTCTTTTTTTTCGTATTTTTAGTTTTTTTCCCCTTTTTAACCTTTATCGTCTGTTTTAAAATCTTCTTTTTGTTCTTTTTTATTGTGTTTTTACCTTTTTTCTTACCGCCAACACTGCGCAGCCGTTTTTTGCCGCGTTGATCCTCATCCTCATCCTCATCCTCATCCTCATAATCCTCATAATCCTCATAATCCTCATACTCCTCTTCCTCCACTTCGCCCTCAGCATCCACTTCGCCCTCAGCATCCACTTCGCCCTCCTCTTCCTTTTCCTCCCCCTCTTCCACCTCCATCGCATCATCATGAACGCCTGATTCTAAATCCATCAGGGCGCTGGCGGCGTCGGACGTTTGTCCGTATTTTATAAGTCCATCTATAGCATCTTTTAGAATATTAGGTAAAAACACCGTGACGCCTTGTTCTTCCCTGGTCGACGACTCAAAAATTGTATATTTATTGAACAAGCTACTTATTCTAGAACAAATAATATCAAATGTTATAAACAGGCTTCTTGGTTGTACTTTTAAATTATCTATTCTACTTTTATATTCAAGTATTTGCCCAAAATCTCCCATTGTTTTGTAGCACATAATACTAAAAGCATTATTTACGTTATCGGTTGGTTTAATATTTTTATCTAACCATTTAGATTTTGTTATATCATAATTTTCTGTTATCATGGCAACTGACGAATTTTGAGAAGTTATTATATTGTTTAACTCGTCGAACTTATCCTCTCCACTATTAAAAAATCTATGTATTTTCAGATTCATATTTATTGTCCGTTCCCTAAGTTTGTTTAGGTCACTGGCGATAATTCTATCTTTTTTCCATCCCCTTGAGACCTCCTTATTTGAACTGGACCCAGGCTTTTTATAAGGAATAATAAGACCCTCTGCTAAAACCAGATCATATATTTCCTTGGTAGATGCGGGTAAATAACCAGCTATGATTTTTTGGTTCTTATCTGTAATATCTCCAACTATCTTTGCTCTATAGTTTTGCCATCTTTTACTATCAATTTTGTCAGCTGAAGTTTTATCTAACTCATAAGTAAATTTAATCAACGAGATACCTTTTATTGTAAGATTTAATTTAGTCTTTGCGAATATATCGTTGTTGGTGGAATCGGGAATACGCCTAGGACGGTCTCGAATAGAAATAGTATCAACACCATCATAATTTGCCTTAATTGCTTTAATAAAATTTATAGCACCAGAACCGCTTGCGGAATCATATTTAGTAGATGCCATATCATATAGTTTAACCTTTGCTTTCTTTGTTTTATCGAGACTTTCGTCGCATATAAAATTGAGTAAAGTAGATAATTTAAAACGACTGCCGTCTGCGTCGACCGCAATAGTATATCCTGTGGCTGATTCCCATTTTTTGCTATTATCAGGCTCCGGGATTAATTTTATCTTGTCTAATAATCGTTTAGCAGCCATAGAACACCCTTGACTGGCTTCTGTAGCGGATGAACCTCCGACTGTAATATCAAAATACTTTGTGAATAAATTGTCTATAATTGTTTTCATCTTATGCGTCTCCTTCCAAGCGTCATCATCTACTTCCAACGAACTCGTTCCGAAGCCAAGGTTATAAATCTCAGTTTCATTAAGGGTTCTTGCTCCCTTATCTTTTTTGTTAATGTTTCGCGTTATATACTGGATATCAATTGAATAAGCATCTTTTATTTTGTCATAAACCATCTGCTTGGCAGCCGCACCTTTTTTATAGACCCAGTTATTTCTGGGTGCTGTCTCACAAAAATCGTGACATTGATCACAGAATAATAAAAATCTTAAGAAATAAGGTACAAAAATCTCGCCCGATATACCGTATAATGGTGATTTTTTACCATTTATATTTTGATTTTTTATGGCTTCTTTATTAATGTGATTATATTCGTGTACCATCCAGCATTCTTCTATTTTTATTTCGTGTTCTGGTTTGCTTTCATATGGTTCAAACTCTTCTGTCTCTTCTTCTACATCTTCTTTTTTTATTTTTATTTCTAATTTATCAGATTTTTTTCTTGTTTTTGTTTTAGATTTTGTGTGGTTGATATCGAGGTTGGCGGTTTTTACCGAGGTAGCAGCAGGCTTGGGCTTGGGGTCAGGGTTGAACCGTACAACTTCAGTTTTGGTTCGCTTTGCCCGTTGTGTTTCCGCCATTTATATATAACTATATAAAAACTGATTACTATTATAATTATTTAAATTAATGGAGCAAATGAAAAGCGGATTTAAAGGAAAAAGCCAAAACAGAACCTTCGGTTCTGCCGCCCGAAGTTTATAAGGGATTTTTAACATTTTATACAGAAAACATACCAGAACCAGTTGAAAAATTAGAGAGATTTGTGATATTTGAATAGATAGATAGGAACAATATTAAGTCTATATAAATCCTTTAAAATCCCTTATAAACTTCGGGCAGCGACCCCGAAGGGGTTGCTCTGGATTTATGGGATAAATCCGCCTCACATTTTTAATTAAATTGTAAGATAATAATATATTTATTTGTTTTAAAATTGAAGTAAAATATATAAATATATAAGTAATCATAAAGTATTAAATGACTGTTGATTGGTCTAACACAGTTATATATAGATTATGTTCTAACAACCCACTTATTGAAGACGGATATGTGGGTAAGTCAGGCGATTTTGGTAAGAGAAAATCAAAACATAAGAGCGATTGTAATAATGTAAAGAGTGAAGCGTATAATTATCCTGTTTATACATGTATAAGAGAGAACGGCGGGTTTGATGATTGGTATTTTGAAATATTAGAAACGGCAAATTTAGAAGATGAAAAAGAAGCAGCAATTCTGGAGAGATATTGGATTGAAAAACTTGAGACAACACTAAACATACAATTACCAGCACGAACCCCTGAAGAAAAAGTCGTATATTATAGAGAATTTTACCGCATCAGGCACAGACAAATGAAAGATGACCCAGAATATAGAAAGAAAAACGCAGAGCATCTTAAAAAACGGAGAGAAGACCCAGAACTTAAAAAGAAAGACGCAGCGAAGCAAAAAGAAAAAATAACTTGTATATGTGGTGCTATTCATACTAGGAACGGTAAAAGCCAGCATCTTGATAGTAAAAAGCATAAGAAATTTTTAGAAAATAATCCACAAGAAACATAATGATTTCTTGTTATTTATATTACATAAAATTTTTTAAATATATTGCGAAATTATGTATTAAAAATAAAAATTAAATCATATTCATAAGATAATGAATAATACCGAAAACATAGAGATATCAAACCTGGTTGAATTTTCTAAAATAGTGAAGGATTTATTAAAAGACCTTGTGGTCACTTTTCCTGATAAGGTTGAAGCGATTATAAATAAAAATCCCGATTTCACTAACATTATCAACCATACTTTTGATGTCGAAGATGATAATTTAACACGAGACAGCGAATTAGTTATTAGTATGACTAATCTATTCAATTACTGTAAGAAAGTCTTCCCACTTAAATTTTTAGATGTTCTATATCAAAACGAGGAAATTTTTACTGTAGATACTGAACTATGTTTCCTACCAGATATTAATTTCTCGGACCTGTATTTTGATACTACCACAGTTACAACCAAAGAGACGCTATGGAAATATTTACAGCTGATTCTATTTTCTATTATTACTAACGTGCATGACAAGGAGTCGCTTGGTAATAACGAGAAATTATTTGAAGCCATCAACGGCGACGAGTTCAAAGACAAGCTTCAGGAGACTGTTAAGAGCATGGAGAGCCTGTTTTCCCCAAAAACCACAGCCGACGGTGCGGATGCATCAAACTCTAATCCATTTGAGAATTTATTCGGGTCTATGAATTTTGACCCATCTAACGTTGATAATCTCCCGAAAACAGATGATATACATGACCACATTAATAAATTAATTAATGGAAAATTAGGTAATCTGGCGAAAGAATTAGCAGAGGAGACCACAAAAGACCTCGGTATTGATATGGAAAATATTACAGGTGTAGATGATGTATTCAAAAACCTATTCAAAGACCCCACAAAGTTAATGGGTATTGTTAATAAGATTAGCGGGAAACTGGATTCTAAAATGAAAGACGGGTCGCTTAAAGAGAGTGAGATTTTAGAGGAGGCGTCAGATATATTCAAAAATATGCAGTCTATGCCTGGTATGGGTAGTTTTCAGGATATGTTTAAGTCTATGAATATGGACCAATTCATGCCAAAGGGTGGTGGTAAGATGAATAACAACGCATTCCAAAATATGATGGACCAAAATATTAAATCCAGCAGGACTAAGGAGAGAATGCGTAAAAAGGCAGAGGATAATAAGAGTAAGGCAGCCGCTTCTAAACCTTCTGGTGCTGATAATACCGAGGCAGCACCAAATCTAACCGACATCAACGATAATTTAGCCGCACTAATGGAGCAGATGAAGAGCAACCCAGATATGTTTGCTAATGCTATGAATAAACCCGCTGCTCCTACTGCGGTTGGCTCTGGAGAGCGTAAATCTACCAATAACAAAAAGAAGGGTAAGGGTAAAGGTAAGAAGTAAATTTATTGTTAGACAAAATTAAAATTGAAATATATTTATCAAAATATAAAATAGGTATTACAAACCAATCATAAACAAAAACAACACAAAAATGGATTCCCTACAGAAACGCATTGAAGATTTAGAGAAGCAGATTTCCAATATAATTACAAATAAGTATATTGAAAATTTAAAGACAGACGGCTTTGTCGTCATCCCAAGTGTTTTAACAAGCGAAGAAGTTGATATCGCAAAAAATATGTTTTACAAGTGGCAAGCATCCGTTCCCGACCACGACAAGCAGCACAACACAATTGACCCACACGGCATTTACAAGTTTCACGAGGCAGGTCACCAAGAACACGCTTGGTATTTGAGGACACGCAAAAGCATTATGGATATCTTCAAGCAAATTTGGGATACAGACGAGTTGAACGTTTCGTTTGACGGCTCGTGTTTTATCCCCCAGAACTGCGTGAAGAAAGACAAGTGCTGGACTCACACCGACCAAGCACCTAATTCGGTAGGAGTCCATTGCTATCAAAGTTTCGTGAGCCTTACCAAAAATTCAGAGAGAACGCTTGTTCTCTACAAGCACTCTCACGACCTACACCAAGACTATTTCAAGAGCCGAAACATCACGGGTGCCAAAAACTGGCAACTCATTGACCCAACATATTTAGAACAAATCAAAGACGAGAGAACTGTTATGGAGGTCAATCCCGGTGACTTGGTTATTTGGGATTCCCGCACATTCCATCAAAACCGGTACGGCAAAGCCAATTCAGAAGAGAGAATCGTCCAGTATCTGTGCTACTTGCCGAAATCTCACCCCAAAAACACCAAGGCCCAAGTGGAGAAGCGTCGCAAATATTTCAACGAACTGCGAACCACCTCCCACTGGCCGTGTCCTATTAGCGTAAACGGACTACAGCCACAGACCTACGGCGATTCCTCCAAGTTGATTGATTATAGTAAGTTGGTAAAACCAGATTTGGAGAAATACATGGATTCTATCCAAACATTAATTTAAAGTGAAATTAATTAATAAAAATAATTATGGATATATATATAAATGGATACAGATAATACTAAAGAAGAACATAATACTAAATTTTGGATACACAATCCATACGTGTTATTAAATAAAGATACTGTCTTTGATTTATGGCCTATGGCTCATATGACGAGAGAAGAAAAATTAAATGCTATTAGTAAGTTTGTTATTTATTCTACTAGTTTTGGTTTTTTTTTCTCGGGCAATATTAAACTTTTATTTACAGGTATTATTACTTTAGTAATGTTAATTGCGACTTATTATATTTTAAATAAAAAGAGCAACAATAAACTGAAAGAGGCTTTTGGCGATATTCAAATGTATAAAAAGTATAAACATAATTATACCAATCCCGAAACCATTAACCCACTTATGAATATACAATTGCCCGAAATACAGGCGAACCCAAATAGACCTCCCGCCGCTCCTGCTTATAATAAGGCTGTTGAAGAACAAATTAATAATTCTACCAAAGATTTTATTAAACAAAATTTCAACGACCAAAGTATAGATGAAAAATTATTTAATGATTTAGGAGATAAATTTGAATTTGAACAATCTATGAGACAATTCCATACTACCGCTAACACCAGCGTACCCAATAACCAGAAAGATTTCGCCAAATTCTGCTATGGTAATATGGCGTCGTATAAAGACAGTGAGGTAAATAAAATATTACAAGGCGATATCAAGGGTTCTATGTAATTATTTGAATATTTCAAATATCTTAATTATTAATTGGATATAATATTAAATATAATATTATATTAAATTACTATATATGTCGGCTACAACTACTTATCCTTACACGTTTGAATCGTCTTCGAGAATCGGGAATGATAATGTTGCTATTGATCAGAGAAATATTCAAAATATGAATAACGCCAATCACAGACTGGAGAATTTTTACCCACATTGCCCCATGAACACCGCTATTGAGTTCGCCACCAAGCAGCCACAGGTATTCTACAAGGGTGGTCACGAGGGAGGTATCAAAGGCTGTGAGATGGATGCTAATAACGAATTAAAATACACTCACATCACCAAGCCCGCTTGTAAATTATCGCTGGTAGCGAGACCATATTTAACTGTCCCATATTTAGGAAGAGGTATGGGCGACAGCGACACCGAGTTTATGTTAAGGTCTGGAGAGAACGCACTCAATAAGAAGACCGTCAATCCATTAATGGAGAATGATTTCACAGGACACAAGAACTACCCTCTTATTGACCCTATCCAGAAAACAATTACCAACCCTGCGTATTTAATTGAGGAGGATGCGATGAACGGCTGGAACCGTGCTGGTGTTAGTGCGCGTAATTACGCAAGGGATAATGCTAAAAAGTAGATAATCTCTCTATCTCAAATTATTATATTATAAAAAAAATTAATATAATAATAACCAAACTAATTATTATAATATGGACGACATAGATTACGATAATGGTTTTATATGTACTTATAACTTAATTGAAGATGACCAAGAGTCTATTATTTGTTATCAGGCACAATTACTACAGGCACTCAAGCAAACCGTATATGATGATGATAAAATTAGTGTTATTACTGGAAAAATTTATGACCTCTTAAAAGATAATAAGGAAATACAAGAAATTTTAAATATTCTCTCCGAAAAGTTAGTGCTCTTCCAATTTTTCAAGTCTAATAATAAAGAATTAGATAATACATTTGTATTTCCTATGTTATTTTCGTTTGAGTACTTTCATCTGTTTCATAAATTACTTTCAAACTATATTAGCAATAAATCTCTCCAGGAAAATCATTTTTCTCAAATAAAACAATTAATATGCGACAATTAAAATATTAAAAATATGTTTTATATATAATAAAAATGGCTAGTACAAGAAATCGTAATACTCAACTGGATTACAATATTGAAAATAATAAAAATAGCGATTATTTAGAGCGTAATTTATATATTCATTCTGCAGCGGGTATTCCCACTACAGTGTGTTTTCCTGAAATTGGATATATACCAAGTCATATGGCACACCAAACTCTCTCCAATAATGGTATAGATATAGAATCATCTTTACGCGGTATTGGCGCGTCTAATTTAGTAGATGCCGTAGAGCCAGTAAATCCCAGTATTAGACAAGTAGAGTTCAAGCCTTGGTTTGAACGCCCCCAAGCGGTCATTATGCCTTACCCATTAGTATTTGATGAGAGGCAGCGACCAACATTAGGTTAAATTAAATATTTTTTATTTTTAAAAAAAACTATTTAATTTTTATATAATTTTAATTTCACTTCGCTTTTTTGCGAGTAGGTTTGGATTTTTTGACTGCCTTTTTTGCTTTCTTGCTATTAGGTTTGGATTTTTTGACTGCTTTTTTTGTTTTTTTTGTTTTAAGAATGGGATTTTTCTTGGTTCGTCGCTTGTGTTTGTTGCCTCCACCTTGTCTTGTGCGAGGGACCTTGGTGGTTTTTTCAGTTTCAGTTTCAGTTTCAATTCTACCTCTTTTGAGTCTATCGCCCTCCACTTCTTCCGATGTCGTTGTATTGCCCTCCACTTCTTCCGGTGGCGGTGTCTCCTTTGCTTCTATACTATTGTTCTTATTTTTTAATAAATTTGTAAGAGCACCTCCACCGTTATCTGTGGATAAATTTTTGATAGACGGTAAAATGTAATTTTCCCAATATAAGGACATATGTTCACCGCGACCACTATATAAATGAGCACCATATTCTGAACCTGTTTCCTGAAATTTACTTAAAAATTTATAGTTGCTATTGTAATATAGTGTCTTGTCCGTTAATTCCGAATTATATGATATATTATTTTGAACTACGCTACAAGCGTTAAATTTCAAATTGTATTTTGATATTTGATCTGCAAAATCCAGGGTTCCAATTACTGAAGTAGCATTCATGACCTCTATTTCGTTTAAATAATCGTTGATTGTGTTTATTATGACCTCAGGCGGTTTATCTCCCTTTTCTACGAATTTTACGAGGGTTTTATATTTCGTCGTAATATCATCAAGTTTAGATGATGCAATAGTTTGCTTCTTTATCGCCGCGCTATAACAAAACTCAGTATTCTTATAGATATTATTAAATATTTCAATCTGTAAGTTTTTGTCAATAAATGTATCATAATTATAACCAATTATGCTTGTGATATTTTTTTTTAATTCATTCGTTAATAACTGCTCCGTGTCTATCTTATCTATAACTTGTTCCAGTTTCTTTTTTTTAACATTAAGTCCATAGCCTTTAAATATAATTTGCTTATAAAAACTATCGTCATCTTCATTATCTGCTTTAAAGTTTCTCTTTCTATATCTTTCAAGCTCAATATATCCCTCCGTCAAATCTATATATGGTATTTTGGGGGGATTATTCACTTTATCACCTTGGTGGTCTTTATAACTATTATTTAATACCAAACATACACAGTATATTAAATCACCTTTTAATTTATCACGAATGCTTTTAGTTTGATCGGACGATTTTGCATTGGCTAATATTTCGTGAATTGTATCAAATTTATCATCTTTGTTCCCGCTTGTAGTATCTTCATCTGTTTTAGGTCCAAACATCTCATCTGTAAGTGGATTGGTGTAATAATTTATACATTTTGAATTGAAGTTAGGAATTAGTGTAGAACCTTGTGCTTTTGCTTTTAATACATCAGTCATAGTTGAACGCATAGACTGTAAAGACCGATTTATGAATACACCTTCATACGTTCGCTTTATCAATTCATAATGTATCTGGACCACTCTGTTTAAAATTTGTAAATAATAGTCGCTGTATTTTTCAGAGGTTTTTTCTTCCATGGCTATTGTTGTTCGGTGTATTTTTTCTGTATTTTCATATGCTATTAATTGATTTCTTAATTCTTTTATGTTTTCGGCTTGATAGGCTTTGCGTGTATCTATGTCGTCATTAAATTTCTTTAAATCTTCTTCTAATTTAAGGTTGATGTCTATGAAACGACCATTAATAAATTTTTTAAGCGCTTCTATCAAACCAGCCCGATATCCTTCTGGATTTTTTTTCCATTCCATTATCATGTTACCAGATCGCCCCAGCCCTGTATTCGCCCTTCTACTATTATCGAGGGCAGATAACCTTTTATATAGGATTTCATTATCAGTCAAGTGTATCGTATCTACCTGTATTCCTACATCTCGTTCATATTTCAACTTGAAATAATCAACATAGTATAAATACTGTTCTGGTATAACACCAATAGTATCTACAATATTACGAAATTTAATACCAGCTGAGCCTGGCGATTCCTTGCCCGATTCTAAATAGTGTCGGATTACTTGGGTGAAATTGGTGTGACCACCCTTAGGGATTCGTGGGAGATTAATACTTTTAACTTCTTTGTCTCCAGAAAGCAACTCAAAACCAATTGTTGATTTGCCGAGAGCGGTGGTATTGCCGAGAGCGGTGGTAAAGTCAAATTTTTGTTGCTGTGCTACACTTGAAAAATGAATTATCTCATATGTATTATCGGACAGTTTAAACAGGGATTTTGAGTCCTCTCCTGCTGGATCTAAGCCCCGTTTCACTTTCTGTATTTCAATTTCATTTTCTGCCATTTGTTCCCTTGCTTGTATACTCTTTGCAGTTTCGGCTGTTTTTATTGATAATGGAACAGAAGGAAATGTATTTTCATTTAATGTATATTTTTCGTTGTATATATCCGATCCGGTTAAAAATTTCACCATTTCAAACATAGTTTCTTTATCTTTCGGGAGAAACCCCTTTTCTTCTACTTGGTAAAAATATATTGCATCACCCTCTAAATTTTCGGCATCGGCTCGCTCGCGATTACTCAACTCGTTTATAGATTGCGATATAACACCATTAGTATATAAAGTTCCCATTAACTCATTAATAGTTACGAGACTTAACTTTTCACCTTCATATTCTCTGTGTAGTTTGATAAGTGTTTCCTCTTCTATTGCACCTTTAATACGATCGCCAATAGTTTTACCATCTTTACCATCTTTACCATCTTTAACATATTTAAACGTATAATCAAACTTATTTTCAACACCAGCAAAATCACCTATGATTAACTGCACTTTTTTGTCTGACGAGGCGTTATTTGGTTTATATCCAAATTCCATAATTCCAATAGCGTGGCTTCTTGACGATTGCGGGTTATTTGATGTCGCACTTATTTTTCTTTTTTTATCAATTAACAGTTGTAATATTTTCGACAGCGAAAACGACTTTTTATCATCAGCAACTGGTACATCACCAACTGGTTCAGCGCGTTGGGGTTTCTGATCCTTCCATATATTAATAAATTCAGCATCCAACACATTTGTGTCGTTATCTTTGCTATCTAATAATGAATTTAAAGCTTTTGTATATTCGGCATAATTAAATTCAGCAGAGAACTGGTTTTTATCGGGATAAAATTCAAAATTTATATTTTGAACCTTATCAACTGTCCTAACCGTGCCAATTTTAGCAGGATTATCGTCCATAAATATTTCCTTGATTGTTAAGTTTAAATTTGTAAAATTGATATCGGTGGTCGCCGTCGTATCTTTGGCAAGCGCCTGTAACATGTAAACTATCGCACCATCGGGATTTTGTGTGTCATTATTATCATAAATTAATGTAGTTGTTTTACCGGCACCTGATGCACCATAACCAATTATGAAGACATCTTTCCCTGATATTAATTTCTGTTTCGCTTTATCCATATTGTCACCAAATAAACGATTATTTTCATTATAGAAAATTTTATCAAAATAACCATAGTGGAATAAATGGTCATATTTTATAGTGTCTTTAGATATTACGTTTGGCTTATCAATTGGTAGATCAATGGGCTTTGTTGGGTCATTACAATAAAGCAACGACAGCGTATCGTTGGTTAAAGTTTTATTTGTAGTAGTATCGTTTCCGTTGCGGTCAGTGTAATAAATATATCTTGGATTATATATGCCTTTATTATCTCTAATTTTGACATAAGATATTACTTCGGATTCAGCGTATTTTTCAAGAATATTTATTGTCTCTTCTTTATTTTCTATAGTAGCTATTACCTTTAATTCGGAGATAAAATGTTCTGTGAATACTTTAATAATACGATAAAATGTAGTCATTAATTCTATGTCTGCCTGATATTTATTTTTGTTTAATTTACCGTCATCAGCCCGGTCAAAATTTTCATATAGGTTTTTAAACCGCTTACTCATATATTCAAACATAATGTTGTTAATTTTATCAATAGCGACTGGCTTCTTCTTTCCATCAACCTCAACCTCAAATAATTTATCTATCTTTGTCTTAAGTGTTTTTATATATGGGTCGAAATCAACCCCTGTATCTGTTGGGGGTATACAATTTTTTAATAATTCCACTAATTCATTGTTGTTTTTAGTGGTTAAATTATTGGTTAAATAATCTTCTAAACCGACTGATAGTTGTGGACCGTTAGTCTTCGTGTTCATTAATCGTTCATCAATTTCATTTTTCGTTGAATCAACTCCATAAGCAGCTGTATTTTCTATGTTTTGTAATTTTTTAATGAAAAATGAGTTCTTGAATAGATTATAATTAATAATATAATAAATAAATACATTCATAAGTTTTTTGAAAGCAAATTTAATAGATAGTAAGCTTTTGGGTTTATCTTCTAGAGTATTTAGTCCGCTCTCATTAATTGCCGTCTTGATTTCTGCGTTTATCTCATCTAAACGATCATCGGTTTTTGCACCACCAACAGCTACTCTCTTGATTCCGTTTTTACTGTCGGTTGGTTCGGCCAAATTCGCTTCCTCTGTCCCTTCCACTGCTAAAATAGAACTTAATATATCATCTCCAGACAACATAAGATTATCGCCTGCAGAGGCTAATGCAGCGTCTCTCTTGGCGTCGGCAACCAATGTCGCATTGGCTACCAGATTGTCCGCTGCTTCATTTAATTTGGCTTCGTTGACTGATATTTCCCGAGCCTCTATTTCTTTCTGTTCCTCTTTTTTTTTGCGTTTATCCGTGATTTCTTGAACTTCTGTTAGTGTTGTTGGTTTTGTTTTTGCTGCTGCTGCTGCTGTGGCTAGTGCTGCTTTGAGTCTTAGTCTTCTAGTTGCATCCGCCTCGGGTGCCTCCGCCCCCGCCTCCGCCTCCACCGCCTCACTCTTAATATCTGTATCATCCAGGATTGGACCACCATTAACTACTAACTCTGTTGTCGGGACATCAACAACCGCCGCATCATCAACCACTGCCTCCACCGCAGCCGCATCCGCCTCTGGTGCATCCGCCTCTGATGCCTCCGCCTCCTCATCCTCCTCGCCAAGCACTTTTTCTCTTGGTTTATTGCCCCTGTTTTTAGTGAGGTTTTTAGTGAGGTTTTTCCTGAATTCCGCCTGTATCTTACTCGCTGCCTCGCTATCACTATCTTTATCTTTCCCTGGTGATAATTTATCTACAATAGCAGAACCAGTAGTAGTAGTAGTGTCTGATGGAGATTCAATAACTGGTGGCTGAACCGCTGAAGCAACTTCAAGAGCAGATTCATC